CTATTGTGAAATAGTTGTTGTATTGAAATCCTTAGCAGTTTCGGTAGTTGTAGTAACTGCATACTTACTTTCTGCAAGTTGTGTTAATTTAGTAAACTCTTCTTCTGTAAGCACATTAAATGCAAAAAACACATTTAATTTCTTTTCTACTTCCTCCTTAGTCTTATAAAATTTGTTGTTAATAAGATTTTCCATTATAGAATTCATTTTACATACCTCCATTTATTTTTAATAATATTATTGACTCTTGTAAATCTGCTAATGCAGCTTGTGTATCTAATAGTTGCTTTTCTAACACCTCCTCTCTAGTTGGTATTGGTTCTTGTGGTTCTACAGCTGGTTTGGGCTTTCCTTCGGCATATCTAGCCCTAAACTCTGTAAACATAGCCAGTTGTTCTTTAGTTGCGTCTTTTTCAGGTATGAAAGTAGGTAAATCATTATCATCGTATATGACTAACGATCCTTCTATCAAATCGGTTTTATCAAAATTTAAACTCATGTGGCACCTCCTTATACTCTTTCTCTACAGTCTGCTATCCCTTGTATACCTATAAACATACCGTTAGCAAGTGCATTGTTAGCGTTCGTTCCCGCATATAACACAATGCTTACTACTATTCCTATTTTTGAAATATCAAAAGCTATTTTTCTTATTGTTGAATCAACTGCTGGAACTGATTTAATATATGTGGCTGTTCCTGTAGAATCCATTATATATATTGAAAAATTAGTTAAATTGATTTTTGGCACTACAGCTTTCTCTACTTTGAATGGTATAAAGAACTTGGCCTCCGCCATATTAGTAGTTTCATAATATTGTCTGCTTGGCGTGTATGACATTCCGAGTGTAGTTACTCCCGAAATATAGCCATTACTAAACTTCTCATATAAACTCATATCAACTATATCGTCAAGTGTGCTATTGCCAATCTGCCTACTGCCTACAGCTTCCTGTAAACTATTTATAGCACTTATTATGTCTTCTACATATTCACAGACTATTGCACCAATTTGTGGGGCAATCGTAGCAAGTATTTTGTAATCTAAAGTGTAAGTTGCTGTCGTATCGAAGTTAGCATTAGATATACAAAGGGCATTATTATCGTATGCGTTTGCAAATATCTCCCATTTACTCAAATCGTTTATTCCGTTTTTGTATAAAGCTTTTATAATTTCACTCCTATATAATAACGGCGAATCTATAGCGTCTAGTATCTTATCATAGCCTATATAGTAATTAGTACCGCTTGTTTTTGGATTAGCAACTTCCCCAAGTACCATACCACTATCTAAATAAACATAGTTTTCGCCTTCCTCCAGTGTTAATATATCCCCTTCTACATGCACGTTTAAATCAGTAATTGGCTCGGGATTCGCTAGTTTATAATGAAGTTGATACCCTTCGTAACCAGGTGCTACGTTGTTTATGCAGTAATTAAGAACTTTGGTAGATGTTCCGTCATCGCTTTTGAAAAATGTTTGATTAGCCCCAACAGTTATATTGGCATTTAATGTTATGGTGGTGTTTGTGATAGCAGTTACTGTAAATATTGTACCAGACGCATACGGACAAACTACTAAGTCACCTACAGCAAATGAATGTGAACTAAAATTAACAACATTTGAATTTGTTGTAGATGCTGACGTATCAGCAGATAAAAAGCTAGAACTTCCAGTGAAATGTGTCCATGCTATATATCTACCACCTCCAGCACTAGTATTAAATACGGCCCTCCAACCATTCATAAACGCTTTAACTTCGTCATTGTTAGGGTTTAAGGTTTCTGTCCAACCTGTGTCGGAGTCTGCAATGGATATATATATACGACCTAAATATGAATTATATTGGTCTTTTGCTGTTGGTGACATAGCATTGAACACGCACAACGAACCATCATATTTAACAAGCGGACTAATTACATTGCCGCTATTCAATGGTGGCACATTCAATAAAGGCATGCTCAACTGTTTATATCCAGTAAAGTCAGCTTGCCATTGCCAGTCGTAGTCTTTCCCATATAATGTTTTGTGTTCCCAATTAAGCAAACCGCTAACTTTCCCATCTTTATAAATCACATTATCGCCATCAGCAAAACGTCCCTCGATAACAGTTCTTTGTATTTTGCATGTTTTGTATGTTGCTGGAGCGACTGTGCCCTCTACTAACATTACACGACCGAAGTTACATGAGTTTAAGGATGTAGCAGTATATATTGCTATTTCTATTTGTCCACCACAATTGCCACTATTAAAAGTGCCACCTGTACTTGCATTATATATATTTGTGTAAATTGGGTTTCTATGACATACATCAATCTTAAAATCAGTATTAGTGTCGAATGTAACTATTAGAGTATAATTGGTGTTTGGCTTAACCTTAACAATCTGTACAGCCTTAGCATTAGATATAGAAACGTTTGCAACTAGATTAAAACCTCCATTAGCATTAGCCTTTAATGTTGCGCTATCAGTATTCCAATATCCAACACCTTCTTCACAATTACCATTCCTTACTAAGTTATTTCTACGTATTTCAGCATATGGGTTAGTTAAACATGTGTAGCTATCTACGTAAGGGTATTTATCAAGTAATAAAGCTGTACCTAAAGCATATTCAGATGCTGTAATTTCTTTTATCATAATCCCGTCACAATAGCCATACTCACCACTATTACCAATAGCCATTATCGATATTCCGTCACCACTTTTTAAATCAGTAGGCGCAACAACTATACCAACCCTAACAAATTTTGAAGATTCGTTTTGGGTAGTTCCCATTACTTGATTTCCGCCACCCCTATTATCCTTATATATCCTCATTCCAGTTGAAAGATTACCATTTTTAACATAAGCAGACATTAAGTAGTATTTTGTTAAATCCATAGCGTTTGGAATCTCTTTATACATATAAGTAGCTGCTGTAGCTGTCAATGTCAATTTAAATCCGCTGGAACCAAACATCTTGTTGGTTGAATCCAAAGTCGCAATATTTCTGTCATACACCCACTCACTCACATCCTCACAGTTACCGTCTTTCCCTAATAAATTAATTAGGGTTTTGCCTTGTATAGTAAATTTAGGACTAGATGGTACTTTACTAGTCTTTCTAATTACATTATTCATCCCGTATGTTAATGCTGCAGTTGTTTTTACCCCATTCGTAAAATCTGACAATTGCGTATTAATCTCAGACCTTAATTCCTCAACATCAGATTTTTTAGCCAATATTATAGTTGGATCAATTTTTAAAGTAACACTCTCTACATTACTTACTTCTAATATAATTTTGATACATAAGTCTTTTATACTGCCTTCAGTTACTACTGGTTTATATGTTTCTGAAAGTTTACTTATTGCAATTAAATCACCAGCTTCATCAAAAATACCAGCTTCTCTAATGAAAAATCCTCCAATAGCTGCTGGTATTATGGTTTCTATTACTATCCAATTGGGGTTGCTTTCATCTACAGAAATTGAGCTTATATTTCCTGACCATACTTGGTTTACAAGTGAGGTTTGATTTTCTGACGGTTCATAATAAGCTCCTTTTCCATCACCTACTTTTAAGGTTTTAAAATTCACTTTACTTCCTAAAACTGCTGAATTAGCTAATTTTGCTTTTCCCGTAGCTGTTAGTATTGTATAAAAATTTTCTGCCAAATTAAATCCTCTCCTTCTGATTTAAATTTTTTGTTCTTATTTGTTTATTTTTAACGACTTATTTTTTTAGAATATATATGTTGCAATTTACAATTATGTTTGAAATCTTTACGATTTCTTCAATTTGCAATGTAGAATTAATATTGCACCATATCTATTGGTAAATTATTAAATGTATATTGTTAATGTTAATTAGAACTCATATGATTATAATTTTTTTCTAAGATTTTAGCGGATATATTGTCATTGTTTCTGAACCTTTGCATTGACTCACTCCAACTTCTAGTTTTGTACTTGTTTCAATAGTCTTGGCAATCCAAGGATAAACAGTTATGATTTCACCTGTCGTAGCCGCCAATTTGTAATTTTCTTTGCCTTTAGAACGCAATATTAATTTATATTTTATTCCTAGATGTGCTGGTTTTACTGCCTCTATAAAATCATACATACTTTCTAATTCATTTGAAAATCCTAAATCACTCAATAAATTTATTTTAAAATAATATTCATCATTATGCTCAACTACTTCAACCTCTGAAAGAAAACTTCTACAAACTTGCTTTATCACTTCAACTGTAGTTGTACTTCTATTAATAAACTTTGCTAAAACTCTTGCTCTTCTTTCCTCTAAGGTTTTAGCTGTATTGGTTGAGATTCCAATACGTTTTTCCCAAAGGCTTATTCCCCATTCTGTTGCAGTTTGAGGGAGTATTTGCAAAAACAGCTCTGAAATATCTACTTCTAATTTCTCAAATAGCTCTCCATAAGCTTTAAATATTTCTTTAAAAATATAACTATTTTGAATTTCAGGAGGAACATAGCTCTTTAATTTTTCTGCACAACTATTATTTTCATCCTCATTATTTGAGACTTTATTCATAAATAAATTTAATTCTGGTATCTTACTCATAAATAGTTCCCCCTAAGAATGAATAAACTCTTTGAAAAGAAACCTTATTCATAAGCAATCCCTCCTAAAGCTGCTTTATTTTCCTCTAAGACTGGTATATTTTTAATTTCATCATTTAGCTTAATTGACGTCAGATCATTTACTCCTTCTGTCATCATTATTACAGCTTCCACAGCATTTATCTTAACTATTCCACCAACTGGTAATTTTTCAAAATAAGCATTAAGTGACTTTTTAATATTAAGTTGTACATCTTCCAAGCTGAATTTATCTTCTATGCTTAGGCCTTGAATTTTAACATCAATTTTTATTGGAGTCACTGATATGACAGTAACTGTAGCTCCTATAGGTGCCTTTCCAAAACCTTGTCCATCGTGTGGATCAATATATTCTTTTACTTTTTCAAGTATGGTATCATCTAATTGACTTCCATTATCTCCTGAGACTATTATTTTTACAGTACCATTCCCCTTCCAAAGAGGTTTTACCTTAACAGACTCAACACCAGATACCTCCATTGCCCATTTTTCATAGTCGTATACATTTCCACTACTGCTTTCGTCTCTTTCTTTTGATATAATTCTTTCAAGCAGCTCCTTGCTAGTTTCTCTATCAGTGCCACTGGTAGTTGGATTTAAATTGCTTACACTAATTATTCCATTAATCTTTATTGGAATTTGAACTATAGTATTTGAGGGTACATTATATTTTGAGCCAATTTCCATTGCTGCAATTCCCACAGTACATTTTCCATTTATAATTTTTCCTTGAGAGGTTACTTTATATTTTAAGCCTTCAATAGTTTGAACAATGCTGTTTTCATTAATTATAGAATTATCAATGCCTGTAAAAGTTACTTCACCTATGGAACATATTCCTTGCTTGCGCTTTAAGCCATGTCTTTCAGCATCTTTATCCATAAATCTATCATAATCTTCCTGTGGAATTTCTTGTGCTGGTTCTCCAAAAATTAATTTTAGAATTATATCTAAAGCAGCGTAACATTCAGCTAATTTTTTTGCAGCTGGTGCAATGGCATCATATACAAAATATCCTTCACTTTTAGATATCCCTGAATCAATACTACTTAACATTTTTCCCTTTAAAACTTCTTCTGTATTATTTTCATACATCAACTATCACCTCCCCACAATCAGTTATTGCTGTAAATGTAATTTTTAAAATATCCTTACTTTTATCAGCCCTAAAATTACTAATACCTAAAATGTGTTCATTTTCTTTTAAACATTCTAAAGTTAATCTTTCCGCTTCACTTTCAGCTAAGCTTTTGCTAATTCCTTTTCCAACTAGACCTTCAAACTCTTGCCCATAATCATCACTATAAATTGGATATATAGCTTTACTTGTTTTAAGAGCTTTCCATATCCAAATCTTTAAAGCCTCTGTTCCTTCTACTATTTGAAAATTTCCATCCTTTAGCTTAAAATCATTCTTTTCAAAATCCCATGCATATTCTCTTGGAATACTTACTTCTATTTCTTCTTCTGAAAATGAAGCAACTGCATTTTCTAAATTTGAATTTGCCTCCGGTAATATATTAGCCATTACACTTCACCACCTTACATAGTATTATCCAGGTTTGATTATCTGCTGTAGGTAAAACTGCAAGTTCATCACCAACTTCTATGGTGTCGTTAGCTGCTATTATATTTCCTGTACAATCAGGTGCTATGGATACCTTTCGAGAATATCCTTGTAATAAATAATCAGCTATATAAAGATCCTCCTTATATAGCTGTAGATTATTTGTTTGTATTATAATTTCAGGGGGTGGTGATATAACCTTGCCAATACAAATACTTAAGGGATTATTTTCAGAGCCTTTCTTTGTCATTAAATTTAAAATTTTTACATAAGGATCCATTAATTATCCACCTCCTGTAAATCCATTTTATTTGTTAAACTTACTGTCAGCTTCATAGTATACTTTCCTGTTCCACATTCCCAGGTATGAGAATCTGCATTAATATATACTGTAGCATTTTGTAATAAACCTAAATACCATATCTTAGTTATAGCTGCATATCCTGTTATGCAGCTATAATCTCCAATAGCTTCAATTGATATTTCCTCATTGAAACCATATAATTTATTTTTTGCCACTGTATAAGTATCCTTATCCTCTTCCACTCCATAAGTTGTTTGGAAAACACCATAGTTTTTTATAGCTTCTGCATTTTCAACTTTATCTACATAATTTCCATCAACATCAAATATAACAACCCTATTCACCATATTTTCCAAAGAATCTTTATAGCTCAAATCTATAATGTTATTATTATAGATATCCTTATTACTGGACTGAAGTGTGTAATTTGAAATAACCTGCCCTTTTTCAATTATGCTTAATTTATCTGCCTTCATTATAGGAATATATTGTTTTCCATTTAACTTACTTACCTCGCTATAACACTGCATTATTATGTTATAATAAGTTTTGTCTAAGCATAGTCTATTAATTGGGACACCTGTGGATACTATATTTCCTTGTTTTATATTGACCTCTTCACAAGCTTTAGCTGCAACAGTTTCAGGTGGCATATTTTTAATATTCATACTTGTTGATGAATTCATAATAAACCTCATGTAATCATAGCAAGTGAAGGTTTCCTCCTGATTTGAACTGCTTAAGGTTCTATCCACTACTTCGCCTCTAAAGATTTCTCCATGCTCCTCCTCAACAATACTGATTAAGGTGCCCGGACCTATTTGAACTCTAGGCTGCTTTTTATCTGATAAGGAATAAACCATACTAAATGTACACCTTCTAGCTGGCTGATCTACAGATGCCGATAATTCAACACTTTTACATACTGGGGTTATATCTGTTAAATTCCATCCATCATATAAACTATAGATTTTGATCATATTCTTCACCTAATTTCTTAAGCCTATATTGGGTTTTAGTATTTTTATCTAATATTTTAATCATGAGTTACCACCCAATATGTCGTTTGAATTTGTTAAACTAAAGCTTGCTCCCCATCTCCCTACAAGCTTTTGATTCAGTTTTATAACCTTGTATTGTTTCAAATTTAAAGTAAAATATACATCTCTAGTACCATCTCTTTCACCATATTCAAAGGTTTCTATTGAGAATAAATCATTAATAGAAGTATTTGTAAGAACCACTCTTATAGGCTTTTTATTTTTTCTCCACTTCTCTATTTGAGCTACACACTCAAAAGGCGTAGGAATATCAGAGTATGCACAAAAATTATATTCCTGTGCAGGAAAAAAGCCTTCAAAAGATATTTCTGAAAGCTTTGAGTCTCCTAATATATTTAATTCTCCAATTGATTCAACATTAACTACTGAATTATTATTACCTAATTTAAGTGAATAACTAGAAGGTGGTACTGGCAGCTGTAGCCAGGTTCTCCCTTGATTAAACCAAAATTCTATCATATAAAATAACCTCCTATCCCATTCCAAGTGCTGTTTGATTTAACTTATTTGCAAGCGCTGTTGCAATTTTATCTATATCGCCTTCTTCTCTAATTATTATAGAATCAGCAAGCTTTGCTATTGTTATTGCAAACCCATTTTGTGCGTTACTTTCGTTAGCTGCCCCTGCTCCTGTTGTTTTTAAAGTTCCAGCCTTACTTCCACCAGACAAATTTTTATTCATATTGGTTTTAATGCCAACTGAAAGATCTTTAACTGGATCAGTTACTAAATGTGTATTAACTTTAATACCTGTTCCCATACCTTTAAGGAAATCTGGCATCCAGGTTTCATAATCTGTAAGAGGTCCTTGATCTGGAACTGAAAAATGAAGGAAGGATCTTATTTTATCAGCAATTCCTGTGACTGCTTCAGTAACTCCTTCAATTTTAGATTTTATTCCATTTATAATTCCATCAACAAAATCCTTTCCCCAAGTAATTGCAGTTTTTGCCATATCTTTAAAGACTGTACCTATAGCTGTTATAATATTTTTCACAATATCTACAGCCCCATTAAATACCGTTCCCACAGTACTTTTTATAGTGTTCCAAGCTCCTGACCAATCTCCATTTATAATTTGCATTACAGTTTTAATAACTCCTGTCACTACGCTAAGCACCGTTGAAATTATTGTTTTTATATTATTAAATGCTGCAGTTACTACTATTTTTATAGTTTGTCCATGTGCATTCCAAAATGTTGTTAGTCCTCCTAAAACTGTAGTTATCACATTTTTAATAGCTGTCATAACTGTTGTGATTGTTTGTTTTATAAGTGGCCAGTTAGATATTACAAAACTTATTAACTTACCGAAGATTTGAATTGCAAAAATTAAAACTGGCTTTAAAATTGAATTCCAAACTGATTGAATTCCTTTAAATACATTTTGAATAGTATTCTGAATCTGTGGCATATGCGCTTTAATAAAATCTACTAAGGATTTAACTTTATCTCTTATTCCACCAAAATTTGTAGCAAATGCAACTGCTAGTAGTGAAACTACCCCAATTACTATTAGAAGAGGTAATGGCAATTTAGTAAAGATTCCAAATATAGATGAAAAGCTCTTTGAAACTACACCTTTAATTTTTTCAAAACTTCCAGCCATCCCCTGTAATGGCGCTGATAGAGAAGTAGTTAACGCACCAACCTTTCCCATTGACTGTTTAGCTAAATTCATGACATTAGACGCTTTACCTGCAGTTCCAACTGATTGTGCAGTCTTTGATGCTTTAGCGCTACTATTTGATTTAGTAAATTTTTGAGTTACTTTGGCTGCCTGTTTTCCTATACCTTCAGTAGCTTTTTTGACCACCTCATTGTCTTTAAAGGTTTTAAACAAATCCGATACAGTACCTTTTACATTTCCAATCTCATCTTTTGCATTTTTAAAATTAGTTACCATATCTCCAACTGTTCCTGATGCATTAGACACTGCTTTAACTACATCTTTAGCTCTATCTCCAATATTTTTAATAGATCTTTCTCCAGTGTTATCTGTAAATGCTTGCATTAAATTAGAAACAGACGTTCTTACATTTCCCACTGCATCTTTTGTATCATTAAAGCTATTTTTAACTTTACCCACTGATTCTGATGCTTTAGATATTGCTTGTACACTTTCCGATGCTTTTGAACCTATTGGTGCTAAACCTTCTATTGCCTTTTTAGTTTTCTGAACTCCATCAACAACCTTCCCTATTGATTGTCCCCCTTTATTCAAGACTCCTGAGGCTTTACCTCCATTTGATTTAGGAAATTTTTGAGATACCTTGGAAGCCTGTTTTCCTATAAAACCAATAGTCTTTTTACCCAAATCTGTACTAGCAAAAGTCTTATACAAATTTGATGCAGTATTTTTTACATTTTCAATCTCAGCTTTTGTATTTTTAAAATTGGTCTTCATATCGTTAACTGTTTTTGATACATTAGATATTGATTTAACTACATCATTAGCTTTCTCTCCAATATTTTGAAAAGATCTTTCTCCACTATTATCTGTACATGCTTGTATAAAATTAGAAACAGCTGATGTTGTATTTCCTATTGCATCTCTTGTATCTTTAACGCTACTTTCAAGTTTACTTACTGATTCTGTTGCTTTAGATATTGCCTGCGCACTTTCTGAAGCTTTGGAGGTTATTTGTGATAAACTATCAGCTGTCTTTTGAGCTTTTTGAGCTCCATCAATAACTTTTAATAATGCTGAATCTAATTCAAACGCCATTAATCATCACCTCCTGAATACAAGGCTTCCCTCTGTTTCATTTTTTCTTCTATTTCCTGTTCAATAAAAGCACTGATGATAATCTTTTCTCCAAATCCTCTATTTAAAGTTTCTGCTGGCCACTTATCATGAAGCTTCCAACAGTGATATAGAAGATTTACCGTTTCATCAGTGCTTATGAGTTTTTTATGTCTTCTTTTTTATTTGAGACAGCTTCTACTCCAGATACTTCAGTTACAGTATCTGCTAAAATATCAACTTCACCAGGTAAAAATATTTTATTCATAAGTTCCTTAGGTGTTGGAGCTTTAAAATGTTTCATAAGCTCTTCAGATCTAAGTTCTGAAACCCCTGCTAAAACTGTTTCTATTTTTGCTTGTGCTGTGGCAAATCCTTGAATATTTCCTTTCTTATCTACTTGTAACACTCTTTCTTGAATTTCATTATATCTTTCCATAGAAATAGCATTACAAGTAAAGGTAATTTCAGCATTTCCTAGTTTAGCAAGTTTAAGTTTTACCTCCTTTGATGGCACCTCTATTTTACCAGCATCTATTTTTAATAATTGTTCAACTAAATTCATAATTTTCATCTCCACTTTCTTATATTAATTTAAATAAACTTTTTCATATTTTAACCCATTGTGCTAGTAAAATTTAATATGATTCAAATAATGAATAAGGAATAATGAATGGTGAATGATTAAGGAAGAAAAGCCTACTGGCTTTTCTGAAATAATTTTATATTAAAGATATTCTGGAAGAATATCCTCCTCAATCATTCATTATTCACCATTAATCATTCATTCCACAGATATATTTATTAAAAACTAGCACAACGAGTTATTTTACTAATTAGATACATGCTTTTAATTTAATGCTATAGAATAAACATGTATCTAATTACAATTTATTAATACTTAATTTAAAGCTTTTATTGTGGCTCTATTAAGTCTAAGAAATCATAGCCTGAGAAGGTGAATGGAAGTGTTTCCTCAACATTCTTCTTAACTTCCCAGTCTGCTATTGTTAATTCATCAAAAGTAACATCCTTAAGTACTACTCTTTCAGCTCCCAATGCATCTGGGTCTGCTAATTTAGATATAATAGTACATACTGTTTGCTTTCCTTGTTTAATGTTATCCTTCATTAAAATTGCCATTCTTGATGATACATGATGTAATTTCAAGGTTCCTTTTCCTTCTATTCCTGTTACCTTACTTCTTTTCCATAAATCCCTTGTAAAATTAACATCTACCTTTGTTAAAGTAACCTTTGCTTGAAGAGCTGATACCTCTGAAACGTATTCTCCATTGATCCAGACTTCTCCCCATGTTCCGTTTATAACTTGTTTTGCTTGTGGCATAAATATTCCCTCCTATATATATATTTGAAATTTGATATCTTCAATTGCATCTAAAATCGTAGCTTGTCCTCTAAGGAATACTTGAGAACCTGTATTACTTTCTTTTATTTCTTGCTCCTTCATTGTTCCAAGGTCTGTTCCTTGACTTTTTAGATAAACTTTTTGTGCTTCCAAGTCAATTTCAGCTTTGTTTTGACCTTCAATGCTTTTATCAAGTAATCCATCTAACTCTAACCCTTCAAAATATCCATTAATAGCTGTAATAAGTAAGCACTTATGATCATAATCATTTGGATATTTACCAATATAATTATCTTCCGAAGTTGTCTTAATATCATCATGCATTAAATCCATAATATCTACGATTTTAATTTTCTTAAAATCATCACCTTTATTTTCAATTGTAGTAACAAAGCTATTTACTGCTCTATCAATCTTAACTTTCTTTCCATCATTAAATAAGATTAATTTACCTGCATCAACAGCAGCATCTCTTTCTTCTTTCTTTAAATGTGGAACATCCACCACTTCTGGAAGCGGTGCAAAAGTAGCACTAATAGTCAGCGGCGTTCCTGCTAACATTCCTGCAATTCTTGAACAATATTCAGCTGCAGTATAAGTTTTATTTGCTGTCTTAATATCGTCAGTAGAAAAATTAATAATTCCTTCATTATCTGCTGGACAATGTGGAAGTACCGCTTTTACTTTAATATCCTTAGTATTTCTTAATTGCTTAATCCAAGTAGCAAAATCTGTTGCTCTTGAAGTAATATTTGCTTCTGTATCTACCTTCCCCTCTGCTGTTAAACCAATTCCTGGCACTACTACATAATCCCATTTCATTGTTTCTAGTTGATTTTGTGCTTCGGAATAATCATGTGAATCTGTTGCTATTACATAAGCAAGCACTTTCTTAGGTGGATTTTGATATCCTATCATAGCAAGTTTAATTTGTTCTTTGTTAAAATCTGATAATACTTCTGGAATTTCATCTATAGTCTCCATTTTGATTGGATTACTATATGTTGCTGGCATAGTATCCTTTAAAATGAGTACTACAACACCTCTTTCTCCTCTTTTCATTGCAGTTATTCCTGCTTGTTTAAATACAATTTGTATTGATGGTTCTCCCATTTTCTATTCCTCCTTAAAATTTAAAATTAATTGCTTCTGCTTTAGGGCTTTGAACCTTATTGAAGCTTCTATCTTCAGTAAATTCCAACTTAAGCTTAAGATGTATTTCTGTATTTTTTGCCCTGCCTCTTAACCTTCTTATCTTTGCAGCTCTATCCAAAACCTTTATATATCCGCTGCTGAAAGTTTCCCGCATAATATCCCAAACTTCATTTTGTGCTATCAAGTCAACATTCATAAATTCATCTAACGGAGGATAATAAATAATTTTCATGGTTATTATATTTAAATAACTATTTCTATTTAAATCTATCTGCCTGCTAGTAATGTAATGAATAAAAAAAGAAGGTCTTGTAAAATCCTTCTCTAACTTTGATGTATATACTTTTGTGTTTGGGAATTTCTCAATTAACATTCCATTAATTGAATTAATCAATTCATTAATCATGAACCTCCTCCTATAATTTTTATTAACTTTAATTCACGATCTTTATAAACTTATGCTGCAAATTTCTCCCCCTTCCTTTAAGCACCTTTTCTTTTTATTAGTTGAAAGTACCTTGCTTTGAGTTCAAGATAATTTTTCAATATAAAAAGAACTCTTATTCCTAAGAGTTCTTTAAACATTTCAAATATATATGATAAGAAATTATTTTTGTAAAATTAATGTGCATGTGTTTAGTAATTTTTACATTTCCAATTTAACCATATACTTTCTATATTTATTTTTATTTGCTTTTATAAAGCTTAATAAATAATAATGTTTTGAAATTTATCTTTTCTTCTCACTTACTATTATATTACGTATTATTATTATTTTCTTATACACTTTCTCTAATATACCTATAATTTTCCTATATTTTTTATTTATCATAAGCGATTTAAAGATTTCAGCCTATTTATCCTCTATCGTTTTCTATTTTTTAGTTATATTTATTAACAACATTTATTTAAAACAATGATATATAGAAATAAAATCACTATATTACTTGCTCCTAGTTTTTCATTTATAAGTGTTTCTACTACTTCAAAAGTTATAACCTCAAGGGTCACAATGTCCACATATTTGACTCAATTATAACTGGTCTAAAGAAATAAAAAGACATATACAGATTTTTTTCTGTATATGCCTTTATCTCAATAGTATTCTAAATTTTTGTAGTATTAACATAATTAAATTTCTTATGAAACATACCTTTCCATCTTTTTAGCTGCCTGTTTCTCTAATTGCTTTATTCTTTGATAAGATAAATTCAATTTATCTTGTACTACATAATATTTTCTACGTTCTATATGAATTATTTGTATTATATCTTTTTCTTCTTCTGTCAATATTGTCATTGCATTATTTATTCTTTCAAGTTCTCTTTTTTTAGCTGCTTGTTCTCTATATAATTGTTCTTTTCTTTCCATTAAAAGTTCTGCTTGCTGCTCAACGCTAGAGGTAATTTTATAAGTTTTCCCTGTTCGTTCTCCCATGTTTTGTCCACTTGTACCTAAGATTTCTTCCTCCAATTCTTGAACCCTTATATTTATATCAGCAATATCCGCTAACATTTCTTTATATCTTCTTACTTTGTCTATAGTATTATCCATAATGAATACCCCCTTAATTTTTATATTTTTTAATTTAACTAAGCCAATTATTTATACTCATCTTCCACAAATTATTTTCAAATACCTTGTAATATTTCATTTACTAAATTTATTTTTCTTCTTCTCACTTTTCTTTAAATCCCTAAATATATCATCAGTAGTACATCCATAAATTTCAGCCATTCTTTTTATTAACTTTTGCGAAGGATTTGCCCAGCCTTGCTCCAATTTATAAAAAGTACTTTTACTTATATCTAGCAATTCTATAACCTCCTCACTTTTAAAACCCAATTTTAATCGTCTTAATCTTATTGGTGTCAATTTCATTTCCGCTTCTCAACCCCTAACTTTATATATTAATTTTAACTCCTATTAACACTGCAATTCCTCTTTCTTAACATAATCTTATTTTATCAGTTAAACTGATAAGGCGAAAGTATGTTCGCCTCCTAAATACTTATATTTTTAATGATTATATGACTAATCCTTCCATTATCTTTTATTTTCTTAAAATCCTCATTGATTTTATCAGTATTTATGATAAAGTTAAAATAAGAGGTGATTATATGTTAGGTGATAAAGTTAAACAGCTAAGAAAAAAAATAGGAATCACACAACAAGAATTAGCTGCATCTATTGGAGTCAGCCAATCTGCCATAGGTATGATAGAAGGAAATAAACAAGGTGCCAGTAATGATACTCTAATAAAATTAGCTAATACTTTAAATACAACAGTTGATTATTTACTTTCAAATTGCACAGAAATCTCTACTACTGATAACACTGATGAATCAATAATAGAAATTGATGATGATATAAGAAGAATTGAAAGAGCTCGAAAGAAAATGGATCCAAAAAATAAAGAAAAAATGATGAATATTCTGAGATCTGCTTTTGATGAGTACTTTGATGATTAGATATAAATATATAAAAAATATTGTTGATGATATTTACTTAAAATTAAATATCGCTAAATTCCCTGTGGATATATTTGAAATAATTAATTCTTTCGATAATATAAAAATAGTTTCTTATCATCAATTTATGATTGACCATGACTTAACCAAAGAAGAAACTTTTGAAATATTAACCTCTGAAGAAGGGTGTACTGACTATTTTAAACCTTTAGACAGATATATTATTTATTACAATGATTTAGATGATAAATCTGAAGGGCGAATAAGATGGACTTTAACCCACGAACTAGGTCATATTTTATGCCAACATTATTCAAATAATACAAAGTTATTTTCCAAAAATTTAACCGAAGAAGAATATAAATTTAAAGAAGCAGAAGCCAATCATTTCACTGGGCTTTTACTATCAAATCCAATTATATTAAAAAAATTGAATGTTAGATGCTCCTATGATATAGAAATTTTTTGTGCCTTATCTTCTCAAGCTGCTAAATATAGATATGATAATTATAGAAAATGGTGCAAGCATGAAATTATAACTAGTTCTGATAGATATATTATAAGAAATTTTCAAAATTATTTAGATAAAAAAAGACAGGATTATGAGGAATATATAGCCTTTATGAATTCTTTTTAA